ATAGAAAAATATTTCTACTTATTTTTATAAAAAGCTGAGGTATCTGATATGCGTTCAGCAGCCGTTGATTTAGGCTTTTTCTTCCTTTTCTTTTTAACTTTATCGGCATTGAAGGCCATATCAAGTTTCTTAATACTGAATTCTATATTATTCACTTGATTATAGTTTACTGCTTTTTCCACGCAGCATCTGTACTCAGGCCAGAAGCGTTGTCCTAATTTTACATTAGTAGTTTTAATCATAAACTTGGATACCATGAATCCAAATGTATCTGCATCGTCTTTCTTTTCGAATACATACATATAGAATCTACTAAATTCACTAACTACCTCATCTAAAGGCCTTACTGGCATTAGCAAATATCCATCTGTATATAATTCTTCTGATATTAAGCATACCCAGTATTTCTTCTTACCAGGCTTTACTTTATATCTAAACCTTTCTTTCAGTTTTGTGTGCATCCATTCTGGTACTCGGTTTAAAAGGTATTTAATGTATATCTTGTCCTTCTTATTCAACCGCCTTTTAAATGCAGAAGGCTGTTGTAGCATTCTTGGTAGAATCCTAAAGTTATTCCACCTATCGAACTCTAGAATTAACCTCATTGAATCTAAGTCCCAGGGGTCTTCTGATTCTTTGAGTCTTTTCATATTTCTTTCGATATTACTATTGCTTACCTTTGAGAGTAAGTTAGAAGAGTCTCCAGTATATAGACTAGCTTCTTTCCTTGTTAATCTCTTTTCAATACATCCTTCAATAAAATCACAAAAGCTTCGTTCGCAAGGGCAGTCAGGTCGAAAAATAGAAGTGTGTAACTCGAAAAAATCAGAGAATAATCTGAAGAACTTTTCTGACCTTTCTCTGATTTCTAAATACTTGTAATGTGACAACTTTAAAATTTCACCAGCTTCCCATGAAGATTTGCTTTCGGATAACTGAAGGAATAAAGACTGCCTCTCTATTTCATTTAAGCAGTCCCAAGCTTTCTTCTGAGCATCGTTCATATTAATTCCTCCTAAAATCCATTATTTTATCTATTGATTCACTTGTTATCTCATTTGGGTCATAATCTTGGGAGTTAGCATATAACTTATCTGGGTCATAATTCTGGTACACGCTATAAATTACGTTATCAAAGGGTAACCATATTTCCATTTTACCCATTTCCGGATATAAAAGAAGTTGTACCATTTTATTTATGTGGTCTATACCTAATACCGTAGCATCTATTCCTTCATAGGGATAGCCTTTGAGTACTAAGTAATCGCCTATCTTAACATTCATCAAATCGTCTACAGAGTATTTCTTTCCTTCTTTTGCCATTCTCTTAAACCTTTTAACATCCTTTCTGGTGCATGTAGCTACCAATGAGAAATCATCAAAGTCTTCAGAGTTATCTATTCTAGCTTTCTTCTTTCTTTCATGAAGAGTCTCTGTAGACTTTAACCAAGTTCTTATACCTGATATACTTCTCTTCAGTTTGTTTAGAAAAGGTCTAGAGTACGCTAACTCTGTAGGCATCTTGATAAAACCATAATTGAATAAGATAGGTACTTCTTCGAATATCATCTTACCCTTTGCGGTTTTCTTTAAAACGTTTATCGTAGGGATAATGGCACGTACTTTTTTATATCCCTTTTCTTTAAGTTCTTTATTAATGTTCTGATAATACTTTCGTTCTATGTAGAAGATACAATAAGAATAAGGGATACGTTTCATATTATTTCTTTTTAATGATTAACTTAGCTTGCTTATGAATTAACTTATAAGGTACATTTAAAACCTCACTAGCCATAAATACCATAAGAGTATTCCCGGGTACTTGAATATACATTACTTTAGTAACATATTCTGCAATAATATCTCCCAGTTTTACTCCAACTACGAAGAAAAATTCATTTGCAGGCATAGAATTATACCTCATACATAGAATAGGTACTTTATTTGCCCTTTTAGCATCCTTGCTTGCTTGTTCCCAGAATCTTAATATATCACAACCCTTATTGCCAAGCAATATATGTTCAAATTTAATTTCTTTGTAGCTTTTACATTCTACGGATATCTTACACCTGTGAGCATGTCTTTCATCTACACAAGTAATATCAGAAGCAGCATCCTTGTTAGAATGCCAAGCCCCTGACATTGGAACTCTATTCCAAGTATAAGCGGTCCATTTAGTAAACCACTTAGACATTTTTAATTCAAATCTTGAGCCTTTTTTCTTACTATTCATGATGTATTATATTTTATATCATTATAGTAGTTGGTACCTACTCAGGCCATTCACCTTTTCAACTTGCAGGATTTTAGTATTAGATAATGGAAGTGAATCTAAATGGGTAATTAGGAATAGGGTCTTATTTGCAAAAGTATGCCTGATTAAGGATGTAACCACCTCTACATTATCTGAGCTTAAAGATTCAAATACTTCATCTAAGAAGGCTAGATTAATCCCTTTGGAAGCAGTTAGAGATTCGTTCATAGCAAATGCCATTGCAACATTACAAAGTTGTCGTTCTCCTCCAGATAATTCATTGTAATCAATAATTTGTCCATCCCTTTCAATTAAAGTATAAAAGTCTTTTCTAATAGTACCCAAATCTATACCAAATTCAATCCTGAATCCCAATACTTGAGAATATTTATCAAGTGTTCTATTTAACATATCCAGAGATGAATCAAACAGATAAGCCTTGATTCCATTATTACCAAGTGGGTCATTAAGTAACCAATCGTAATTCTTTAACTCTAATTCCTTATTATGGTAATCCTCGTCTACCTTACGAAGATTCTTTCTAATTTCCTTAAGTTTCTCTTTATACTTAGGAGACATAACCTTAAGCTTCTCTCGTTTTAGCTTTTCCAAATCCTCGTCAATAGAGGCAATATCTGAAGCAATATCATCACATTCTTTTTGAAGTCTCTTATACTTCTCATTCGTAGTTCTCAACTCATCCAACCTACCCAGAGCATCTTCATATTCTTCCTGGAGTTTATCCGAGTTTATGATTGCTTTATAGATAATATCTACGCTCTCTTTCGCACGTTTGTAGTGGCCTTTATCTAACTGTATCTTGAGTTTCTTTACAAAATCTGGTAATGATACTCCAGATACTATACGGTTATATTTTATCTTGGATTTAAGACCATCTACATAATCTGTATGTTTCTTAATCTTAACTTTAAGACTCTGCTCTACCTCGTCCTTAAGTTGTTGCTGCTTTTTAATAAGTTGCTTAGTTAGGTCCTCCCTATCTTTCTTTAATTCTCTACGTTCTGATTTGATTTTCTCTTTAAAACCCTTTTCCCTATCTCGTAAATCAAAGTAAGCTTCCTTATTTGCTTCAAGTTCTTTCTTTAATATAGCAGATTGATGTTCTACCTCATTTGCCTGAGCTAATAGGTTATTTTTATCCTGCATAGCTATACCTTTGGCAATATTAAGAAATTCCAAATCAAATACTTCTTCGAATATCTTCTTCTTATCTGAATTAGATTCTTGTATCAATCGTTTAATGCCCTGCCCAAACATAATTGAGTTCATGAATAGGGTGTAAGATAAACCAAGCTCTGCATTAATGGCATCTTGGAGTTTATTCTTACCTTTTACATTCACTACTTCATTATCTTTCATAAGGATAAGCCTATCTTTACCTTTAGCTCCATCCTCAAGAACTATATTACATTTCTGACATCGGATAATTTTATAAATATGTTCTCCTTTTTGAAAGAATACCTCTACCATTACTCCTTGGTAATCTTTAGGTCTTACCTTTTCCCAAGTAGTTACTTCAGATACTCCCTTTATGTTTTTCCCATATAATGCCCATACTAAGGCATTCAGTAGAGTTGATTTCCCAAAACCATTTGGGGCTTTTATAAGAACTGTACAATCTTGGTTTAATTGTAAACTGAGGGAATCTATAGAACAGAATCCCTGTATATTTAACCTTGTAAATGTCAACATGATTCGGCTTTGTTTAAAGTATCAATTAAAAGTTGTTTCTTAGCATCATCCTTTATGCCTTTTTCCCTTAAATACCTTTTTGCTAGAGTTTTCTTAGAAACTTGCTTAGTAATCTTATGGTTTATATTTACTTGAATACTAGTTTTCTTGGGTAAAATGGTATAATAATTGCCATCATCCTTAATTTCATCTTCGGATTCAACATCTACGAATTTTGGGAATCCTTTCAATTCTATAAATTCCATAGATAAATCCGAATAAAGTTTCCAATATCCCAGTTTACAATCTTTATCGGTTCTTCTTTGTTGTAAAGGAGCACCAATCATATAAACCTTCTTTGATAATCTTTGTGGTTTGTGTATATGACCACAAATAATTAAATCAAACCTATTCAGTACATTCAGATTTAGATTTTCTACTGAATCAATTTCTCTGCCATCCGTATCTTTTGCTCCAGGATAATCAGTATGAAGCATAAGGATATTATCAGCATTCTTATCAAGCTTTATATTTTTCAGATATTCAGATAAACCTACATTGTGATCTATGTAGGGTATACCGTATACTACTGCATTCATACCCAGACATCTTTTACCATAATCTAGGTTCACTATCCCAAATTGTTCTAAGAACTTAACCCATGAAAAAGGTTTATTACCTATAAAGCTAACTTTCTTCAAGTCGTGGTTTCCTGATATAGAGAATATCTCTACCTGGTTTTCTCTTAACTCTAGTTCTTTGAATTTCTCATAAGTCAATTCCATAAGATCCTGATCCATGGTTTCTGGCTTATGAAAGAAATCTCCACAGAATAATGCTGGGCAATTATACTCTTTACATTTCTCTTGTATAATCGACAAAACCCTGAAATGATTCAGGGTTCTTTTATTGTCTTCATTGAACTTAGCATATATATTAAGATGTAAATCTGAGAAGACTATTGCTATTACTTGTTTCTTCATATCAATCCAATCTTGACATTATCATGTGTATTCTGTCGTAGAAATCTAATTGGGGTACTACTAATATATCTATTACACTTAAAGTACTCCACTGAGTTAACAGGTTACCCATTATATCTGACATCTGAGCCTGATAATATCTATTTATGATTCTCTTCTTATTGTCTTCCATTGGCCATTCTTTCATATTGTACATACTCAAGGGAAGGTATATTAATAAATCACATTGTTGAACTGTAAGATCTTTGCATATATCTAAGAAAGCATCTACTTCACATTCTGGGATATTAGTAGATTGTTTATATATGAAATAAGCTGCTAAATCTACATAACTACGGTCTGTTACAAAAGTTTCTTTATCCTTGAAAAGCTTATTTCTCAGATTCAACAATTGATAATCCTTGTTTATGAGTTTTCCACATTCTTGATGTAAAAACTCAGCATGGTGCATCTCTTTTGTATCTGGCATTAAATCTGACATACTACCAGATATAAAGGGTATACCATATTTGGTTTCTATGAACTTTGCCAAAGTGGTTTTTCCTATTCCACTTGGCCCTACAAACATAATTCTTTTCATGATAACAAATCTTTAAATGGTTTCATAAATTCATTTGTCAAAAATGATGCTAAAGAGTATTCGATACAAAGTTCTTTGAATTTCTCATACTTAAACTTCTTCTTTGACTTAATTGGTAACTTATCCAATGGATTATGTCTTACAAACCAGAAAAGGTCGATTAACTGTTCATTCCTTTTCCATATTTGAAGATATTCTTTGTTCTTACTCTGGGCAATAAACTTCTCAATTCTACCCTCATCAAGGATTTTCCTTGCTTTTACTGGGCCTATACCCGGAAACCCTGGTATATCATCGGAAGTATCTCCAACCATTGCAAGGTACTCTACCGTTTCATGAGAATGATAACCGAATAATTCTTTGCAGTTATCCATTCTTATCATCTCATCTTTTCTGGGATTATATATCCTCAGGTTATTTGATAGCAACTGGTTAAAGTCTTTATCCGATGATATAAGTATCATTTTCTCGGATTGGAATTTTTTAATTGCAAGGTATGCTAAGAAGTCATCTCCTTCATATACTGTAGATTTCTTTTTATCGAAGATATAATTAATTCTTAGCATACCCAGCATTTTCATTATAATTGCCTTTTGCTTTTGCAATGATTCGTAATCTACAGATATATTTTTTCTATGTCCCTTATAATTGGGCAATAACTTCGTCCTTACTGGTGAATGACCATTATCGAATGAAATATAAACCTCATCCGGTTCGAACCTTGTAAGATACATATGAAGTGATTTGAAAAATCCGAATATTGCCCCACTCGGTTTGCCATCGGTAGATTTAAGTTTTTCGAACTTATGAAAACTTTGGTGTAAAATATTTTCGCCGTCAACTAATAGTATTAATTTTTTATTTTTCATATTTATTTTTATATTTAATATAATAATCTGATATTAGTTGATGTCCCAGCCCGGTTATCTCTGATATCTCTTTTCTAGTAAACCCCATACCTATCAACTTGGGTATATAGGACCTTTGAATCTCTGTACCTTTGATACATTTACCTTTTAATTTGTTTACCATCCTCCCATCCCTAGAAGCTTGAGACATATTATCTTTTTGTGTACCCCAATAAAGGTTCTTAACTGAATTATTTGTTGGTACGTTATCCTTATGACATACATATGGTAAACCTCCTGGATTGGGCAAATATACTAAAGCTACTAATCTATGTAATAACCACTTTGTAGTTCCTATACCGGGTTGTGATAAACCAACTATATACCTACCATTTTTATTTAAATGGGGTTGTTTTATATGGTACCTTTTACATAGAATACCCTTTCCATTTATGTCCCATCTTGAATATACCTTTCCTCTTCTGGATATATGGTAACCTGGATATCCGGGTATATTATCTTCTAGGATTTTATTTTGATACTTACCTTTCCCATGTTGATATATAGGAGAAGTCCAAGATAGACTCCTAATCTTATTCTTGGACCCTGTAAATTGTGTTTTCTTACTCATCGTCTTCCTCCTCGTCATCTGACTCGTTAAATGATTCATATTCTACTCCATCTACTGGATATAAATTAGTAGTCAATGCTACTATCTTCTTTCTAGTTGTACCGATAGTATTTATCCCTGCTTTACGAAGTAATTTACGACGGAGTTCATCGTCTTCTTCAAGAAGTTTTTGGAATTTTTCCTCCCCTCTTGCAAGAGTCTTCCCTTTGAACTTATAAACTCCACCCGAAGATTTTTCTATGATATCATTTTCTACCAATACATCCTCAAGAGCATAGCATCTATCAAAACCTACTTCATGGAACTTAGGGTTGAAGTAAACTGGGCACTTACTGATTGTAGGTCTTGGAGGAGCAACTTTATTTTTAATAAGTCGGATTGTGACCAATTTACCAGCTTTCCGTTCTTTACCTTTCTGTTTAACAGTGATAGACTTGCCTGAGTAAAAGGCAGCTCTGATTGAAGCGTAGAACTTAAGTGCTGCACCTCCTGTAGTAGTTGTATTATCTTTTCCGAATCCGACATTTAAAGCAGTTCTTAATTGGTTAATATAAATTTGTGTAACTCCCAGTTTGTAGAATAATTCACTTCTGATACGGAAATACTTATAAAGAGCTTTTGCTCTACCTCCCATTTCTGCTTTACCCTCTACCATTTTAGAATCTATGTTATCTGCACAATCCATAGCAGCAATAGAATCAATTACTAAGAGTATTGGTTCATTCTTAGTTAATTGAGAACGTAAGTAAATTGCTAAATCTGCTACTGCATCGGAAATATATTCAATTCGGGTATCGGTTAATACTGTAACTTTTTCTGGGTCTACCCCATTTGCTTCTGCCCAAGAGTTCATCCAAGATTGTTCAGCATCTACCCATATAACATGCCCACCGAGTTGTTGACAGGTATATGCAAAATTATATGCAATAAGGGATTTACCAGAGGATTCTTCTCCAGCTACTTCAAGTACTTTACCAAATGGTATACCACCACCAAATGTATAGTTGAGAGCAAAAAAAGTAGAAGGTAACCATAAGTTTGATTCCACTGTATCTGAAGCCAATCTCATGATACTACCATATTTCTTTAGTATCTCATTTTTTGTTGGTACCTTTAAACCAACTTTTGTTTTCTTTGCCATAATGTAATGTATTTAGACTAAAGAAGGTGATAACTGAACGAATCTAATTACCACCTTCGAATGAAACCCTATGTTTAACTAACCTTTAAATATCTGATTTGTAACGTTTCTTCTTTTTCTTTTTGGGTTCATCATCCTCCATATAATGGTCTCTGTGAATCCCTTTCTTTTTTGCCTTTTTCTTTGGTTTGTCATCCTCGTCATCGTCTCCTCCATGGTCTTCATTCAAGAACTTAGCAAGAAGTTCTTCCAGTTCATCATAGGATTTGATTTGAGAACGAACTATACCTTCAAGGTCTACAGTACCTTGATATTTCTTATCCAATTTAGTTGGTTTACAAGCACGAGCAGAATATGTAGTATCAAGCTTACCAGAACCCGAACGAATAATTTTGATATCGTATCCATTTCTTGGGTCTGTCATATCACCAGCTTCATCCTCATCGAGGTATAAGTCGATAATATCTTGATAAACAGAGCGTGGAACTAGAACTCCCTTATCTTTACCTTCGTAATCGAATTTAGTTCCCTTTTCATCTGCATATACCGGACCACCGATAACATATCTTCTTCTTGGTACAAGGGTTTTTGCAAGTTCCTTGTCATCCTCATCCTTTGAGTTTTTCAATTCCTGGTATTTTTCCATGAAAGGACATGGTTCATCAAAAGTAGCCGGAGATATTACTCCCCCCAAATTACCTCCAAGATAGAACTGAACAATTTCGATTCCCAATTCTTGGTCATCACCCGGGGATTTGATTCTCATACGTAAAGTACCTTCTTTAGGGAATACCAACCCATTGCCGTTTCCCTTAGATTCTAACTGTTTCTTTCTAGCTAGCATCTTTTCCTTTGTAGAAAGTCCATCTGATGAAACTTTTTTCTTTTTCTTTTTGTCAAGTGCCATATTAATCGTTATTATTTGGTTCTGAGTAAATTATCTCATTCATACTCAACACCGTTAAAGTGTTCTTTTCCAAAAGTTGTTGTAAGCCTGGGGTAAGCTTGTCTGTTTCAAATTCCAGTTCCTTACCGGCATACAAACCATAGGTAACTATTCTACCTATTTGCACCAAATCCCGGTAAGTTCTATACTCTTCGGTAATCTCACCGAGTTTAACTATAACTCCCTTACGAGGAACTCCCTCTTTTACCTGTTCCGGAATAATAAGCCCGGACCGAGTTTGGTTTACTTCTTTTGGGGATAAAATAAGAACTCTGTTTTCAGTTGGACATCCTGGTAATTGATTATCAAACTGAGCTGCTACCATAGCAGAGATAAAAGATAATGAATAATTCATATTCTTAATTCGTTTTAAAAGTTAGTAATTATTTATAGTTATTATTGTTGCTTCCTCATGTTGGCATTAATAGTCCTCAAGATATTCTCTCTAGACTCATAAGCTCTACATATTGTAATATACTTGTTAGCCTTTTCTACTGCTTTCAAATATCGTTGATATATCGACTTATACTTTGGAGATATATTAGCCTTATGAGCAACGTAGTCATTATTGAACCTTTCATTAGATTCTTTAATAAATATCCAAGCAGCAGAATAAGCTTCATCCTTTTCTCTTGCTAGAGCATCCCTTTCTTTAATATACTTATCTCTTAATGAGCAAAGTATATAATAACTAGTGGGAGATTCCCTTAACTGAGAATTAATGATATTTTCATTAATGGATAATTCCTTAGCAATATCTATGGTTATGATATTACCTTCGAATTTAACCTTTAGTTTCTTCAGTTCTGTTTTCATGTACTTTCAATAAATTCTTAAAATCCTCTTTTGAATATTTACCTTCTTGAATTGCTTTAGATACCTGAGCAAATGCACAGTGATAGGCAGTATCTAAACCAGGCAAGTGAAGAATAGATTCATACTTACCAATTATATCAATTAAAGCCTTGAATCTTAAGTCACATAGGTTATCTGTTCCTCCTCTATCTACTAGAGTCATAAACAGAGCCCAATAAATATGAGTAGCATCTTCATAAGCTAACCTTGCATCTTCATCCTTCATTACTCCAAAGGCTAAATCCTCTAATAACTTTAGATTCGATTGAAGTTGCTCTATCTGAGACCTAACTCGGTTGAATACCATTTTATCTCTACCGACTAATCTCAAATTACATAAGTCTAATTGACGATTGAGGTTTTGAATAGAGAACTCTAAGCAGGCAGATATCATATAGGTTAAAGATGATAGCCTATTTGTATTCATTATTTGTTCTTCAGTTGCCATAGTTTATAATATTTTATTATTTATGTTGTCATAGTATCCTCTTTCTTCACTTCTGTAGGTGATTTTGGATTTTCTTTATGATGAAGATACTTATTACAACCTGGGCACTTAACTAATTTGCAATCAGCAAAAGTGGATGAATCTACTTCTGAGTAGTCATATTCAAATTCACAATCACAGTATGGGCATTTAGCCCTCCATACTGTGGGTCCGTTCAAAATCTTTTTCATAACGTTTTCTTTTCTTAATATATTTATATACTAACATTGGTGATATCCCATACTTCCTAGCAAGTTTTGCTTTTATCATACCAGTATCATACTCATAAAGTAATTGAAGTATATCGGGTTTACTTAACTTTGTATCTGAAAATTTAAACCTACCCTCTCTAATACATTGTTGAGTATTTTCCTTAGCAGTACCCCAATATAAGTTCTTATAATGATTATGAGTTCTTATATTATCCTTATGACATACATACTTATGATTATTTGGGTTTGGTACATATACTAATGCTACTAATTGATGAATGTTATAAGTATACCTATATCCATTCGTATCCCTAATAGAAACTATAACGTATCCGTTATTTTTAATTCGATTAAGGGATAATTTTACCCAACCTTTACCCTTATAATTAGAATATACCTTACCATTCTTGGTAACATGGTAATTAGGGCAACCAATGCAATCTAAGTTTCCCTTTAAAATCTTCCTCATACTGCTTTATCTCTTTACTAAACAATTTAGGATAATCCTTAATGATTACATTCTTATACTTCTTATGTTCTTCCATATACTCCTCTACTGAGAAATCTGGTTGAAGCATCTTTCTATAATCATACCCAGGAATAAAAGGTAATTCTTCTGCCATTGACCTACCAATAGAGAACTCCATTGACATATCTACATCATCCACTTGAAAACCAAAATATTTCTTAGTACTAGGGTTTCTCAATATATCCCATATTTTAAAAACAGTCCAAGTATTAATATATTCAGGCTTTGAGTAAAAATAGGCTGCATCATGAACAGTTGCTACTTCAAGCATACGGGGTAATTTACCTTGTCTCATTAACCAATAAACAAGGATAGCTCCAAAGTTGGTCATATTTGCTGCAGCACCTTGACATGGGAAGTTAAGACCTAAACGAATTGCATAAGCAACTTCTTGCTTATCATTTGAATATATTTGTGGGAGTCTTCGTTTAGTACCAAATAATTGGGTATAATATCCATGCTTACGAAGGAATTTCTCTTGCTTCTCTTTAAATTTAAGTATTTTAGGATGTTTCTTAAAGAACTCATCCATCTCTTTACGAGCTTCCTCCTTGGTAACTATAATACCAGCTTTTGGGTCTGATAATTTTACTGCTAGCAAAGCATCTCCAATCCCATAAATAAGTCCAAATGCAATTTGCTTTGCTTGCTTTCTCCTTACCTTCCAAAGCTTATGGTCAGGATGACTTTCGTCTTCGTATATTTTACTTGCTTCCTCAATTGGAACCCCATATTTTGCTGCTGCTATACCAAGGTGAGGGTCTACTCCCTTAGCAAAAGCTTCCAGATAAGTTTCATCACCTGATAGATGGGCCATCATTCTTAACTCTGCCTGAGAATAGTCGAATGCCATATATAAATAACCTGGAGGAGCAACTAATTGTTTCTTAATATTTGGGTCTACCGATGTCTTGGGTATTTGCTGCATATTTGGGTCAGCAGAACTGAATCGATTAGAATCAGTACCATGTATATTATATCTACCGTGTAATCGAGAATCATCTTGGACTTTTTCATGCCAACCTTCAATATAGGTAGTATACATTTTCTGTAAACCTCTTAATTCAAGTAGCTTATCAAGGAATATTGCTTTTGGAGATTCTGGGTCTTTTACTGTTAACCTTAATTCAACCAAAGTATCTTCATCTGTACTTGGCTTACCAGATTCATTATTTTTAATTACTGGGAATTTAAAACCAGAATCTGAATACATAAGTTGGGGTAAATCAACCGGACTACTAAGATTAAGAGGTCTTATAAGTTCCTGTTCTTTCTTGGTAGTAAATATCCCTGCACGAATATTAGATATTTTTTGTTCCCTTGAATCAATCTTACGTTTATCTTTTGGGTCATTGTAATCTAACTCTTCAAGTTCAGCCTCAATAGATTCGATATACTTTTCTATTTTAACTTGATTATATTTCTTGGTAAACTTCTTTACCCTTGGTAAATCATAGATTGCTTGTCTAGCAGCATCTATCTTTGGTTTATATTCCTCAAGCAATTTCTGATTAAATTCCGTATCAAGGTATAATCCCTCTTTCTCTACCGAAGTTAATACCCGGGAATTACACATAAATAAATTACGAAATACTGAATACATCTTCAAATCAATTAACTTCTTCTCAAAGAATATCATTAATCGTAATGTAAAGTCTGTATCTTGACAACCATATTTGCATAAGGGGTCTAATTCCTTTTTATCCCAAGGTATCTTATCAAATTTATCTTGCTTCTCATAATCACCATATTCTGGTAGATATCTTCTAACCATATCCTTTAACCCATGTGGTTTTTCTTCATTGAGAACATATTTTGCAAGCATACCATCTAAGCATGTACCTCTATAATAGATATGATACTTTTGATTAATCTGGTCATCAAACTTCCAGTTCCATGCAACCTTTACAATATCATAATTCTCAATAATCTCTTCCCCAAATTTCCTTAACATCTTCTTCCAGTCCCATCCCGGTGAAGTATATTCTTTTGTTTGGAAATGGTCTAAAGGAATGGAAGCACCAAATCCTGGCATCCAAGATACAGAGAGAATTGTTGGCTTGAAACTCTTATTATATATGGGTGAACCATCAGTTTCGTAGTCACAGCAAGCATAACCAGTTGCTTTACAACAAGCAATTAGCTTCTTGAGTTCTCTTTTGTTCTTAATTATTTTATATCTTGTTTCCATATATTATAAATAGAAAGAGGGACATACCCACATGTAGTAGATACATCCCTCTATAAATTAGAGTGAATCCTGTAAGTCCTCAAGATTGGTATTTAAATATTTCCAATCTTTTTTGTATATATGCAATGAATCTATGGTATGATATAGATAACCAGGCTTTACACCTACTTCTTGAGCTACGTATTCCATTAATCTCCAAGCTAAATAAATATCATTACCGAAATGTTGGGCAAAGTCAGAGCTTCTTTGGTGATAGCAAATGTGTAATACCTTTTCTCCTTTACCATTCTGACGGATAAGGAAGTCATAATACATAGAGCAGGGTATACGTCTACTACCATCATACCAATCAGTATCTAATCCGTCCATATCACCATTGAATATTGGTAATACTGCTTTACGAGTGTCATTATCGTCCTTCAGTAATCTTATCAATGGTTTAATAACATGGATGATTCTCTCATTATAGGTATAATCAAATTTACCATTTACCAAGAACTGTTCCCATAAATCTTTTCTTAATTCCCAAGCTTTACCTGGATTAATTATATCAGAGGTATCAATCCTTTCTTGGAACTCAGCATCTGCCCATTCTTTTGAATGAGAGAATACAAATAACCATACGGGATCTCCAAGTGAAGTTAAGCAATATTGCTGGCAAATGAGTTCTTTTGTTATAAAATCCTCATTACCTTCAATTACCTTATTCTGATAGGTCTTTGGTTTTACAGTTTGACCATAACTGTTGAGTTCTCTGCCAAGTTCTGACATTAACTCAAAAGAATTACTGTAGATTCTCATTCTTCTGTTTCTTTAAAAGTTTCTTCTTATATGCTTTACGTTGAGAATAGGATATCACATTTTCTGGATATTCTATATCTTCATATTCTAATAGCAAGTCCTTTGCTAACAAAGCTTGGTATTCATATAAGTCCGGACGAAGTACTTTAAAACTCCTAAAGAATACCTTAAATGAAGACCATTCCTTTTCTGTACCATTTTGGATTTTCTTATAAACTTCTTTAACCCTTTTAGTCCAAGGATTACCTATACCCTTGATTACTTTCTTTAGAGGTTTATAAGCTGAGTACATTAAGAGTGTCTCTACATTCCCATACATTTGAGTCGCAAATAGGTTGATTTGTACTGACTGGTCCGGCCCATACACATATTCTGCCATCCGTTGAATTAATAGGAAGTCGAATATTAACCTCTTTGTAATCTCTGATGCTCTGATTACCATTGTAATAACTGGGATGTCCTCTTGAAATCTCTTCGAAAAAGTTGCAGCAATTAAACATTGTTTACCGTTATCATGGTGATTATTGAACATATACGTAACATTGTAATTCTGATTATATTTGTTCTTCAGGATTCTTAATTTGCTACGTAAGAGGTCTAACTTATTAAAATCAATATAATTATTCAATAAGCTCGTCCACTTAGTTTCTTTGTAATTAAAACACCTACCATAATCAAAATCTGGGTCTACCCATGCTTTACGTATTTTTATAAACACATTGTATGCTACTGCAACTCCACTGTTTGCAGTAGCACCTTTATCAAAAAGAACGGGGTCTAATCTTAAGAAAGCCTCGTTCAATTTCTCCCATGCCTCTTGTGAAGTAGCAAACTCCAAAGAGTGGAGGGTCTCCTCCGTATTAGATTGAAGACCCTCTAGTTTTCTATTCCATCCACTCATTAGTAATTTGTTTTTTGTCTCCAGAGGTTAAGTCTTTGTTTCTTAAAGAATAACCTGTAGATTGATTCATCTGAAAATCCTTGTAATCCCAAGAATCCCATATATAGGTAGAAAGCTTTTACCAAAGAATACTGAAAGTCTAATTCCTTAGTCATTACTTGGGTTTGTTTCCAAGGTCTACACTTAAGAAGATTCCTTGCAATATTCAATTCATATACTACGTTGAATAATAATACCTTCTCTTCTTCGTGAGATGCTTCACTTAAGGTATTAAACCCGGGAGTATAATCTTTTACAGATTCATGGTCTTCATCAATCATATTAAACCGATTAACTAAACCAATACTACCTTCGGTAACCATTGCTATACCCATAGTAATTACGTCCTTCAATTCTTTTACTTTGAAGTCAGAATAATCGATTACATAAGACGTCCCCCAGGAGAAGATATCTTCTGGTAGTATATTTGCAAAGTGGAACAAAGTGAATAGGAATCCCAGAGCATCTCCCTGTTCTTCATTGGCATTCTGCAAATGGTTGAGTACCTGAGTATATTCATCCTCTGTTAACTGGTCAATATTCCATCCCCACTTGTGGCATATCTTTACTACCTCAGAGGTAGATTCATAACCCTCCATTAGTTCTTCGATAACCCGGGCAATAAAATCCTTAAGAACTACCTGATTTTGATGATTATTGATATCAACCGGGTAATCGGGTAGCTTTTCTATTTGCCGGTAGCCGTCTAATTGTTCTAACGAAAGAGAATACATTGCTTGTAAATACGTACCTACTTCTAAAGAAGGTACGATTTCCTTGATATTACGTATGTCCATTACTTACTTCCTGTTGAATTAAATCCACCTTCACCTCTTGTTCCCCACATTTGAGATTCAGAATAAAATTCTTCTGATTGAATCTCCTCGGGTTCTGTGAGATAGATTGGTACATGAATAAATTGGGTTGCTTTCTCATCCACCTTTAGAGTCTGTATTACTCGACTGAGATTGATTATACCAATATGAATCTCTCCTACATAAGGAGAATCTACAATCTCTGCAGTATACAGAAGACCTTTTTTAGAAGCAAGCCCAGACTTATTAGCTGCCATGAGCATAGACTCTTGAGGTTCGATAAGAGGTTTAATACCTGATGGGATAAGGATTCTCCCTCCCGGGTAGATTTGAATATCAGTTACGAAGTTGGTAGTTGTATTTACTCCCAATACAAAATCTGGGGTAAAATTATTTGGAGACTGGTTTGCCTCGATTTGAATCAATTGTTGAGGGTCCAAGTTTCTTGGGATATAGAAATCCAAACCTGCATCACCTACATTACCTCTTGAGGGAGTCTTTACGTCTCTTACTTTAATAAATCTGAATCTGTTCATAATATATTACATTGTTTTAAAAGTTGTCCAAAGGTTAATCCTCTTTGAGGAGTTACTCCGAGTGAATGACAGAATCTTTCTACGTCATATTCACCCTGCATAAACAAATCAGCAAGAACATCGTCCTGCCGTACATAATAATTTGGGTTATTAAGATATAACTTAAACATTGCCCATATCATTCTTAACTTACCTACTTTTCCCATTGCATTCTTTATAAAGTTCTCTAATACGTTTCTTAGGTACTTCGAATTTCTCAACTGTCTTTGAGATAATTTCTTTTCTGTCTTTCCCTTTCCGAATCAAGCTTCGGATGAATTTCTTGATACCAACCGTGTCTTCTAATACATCCAAATCTTTGTATTGATTCTTCTGTTCTAATTCTTTCCTTGTAATGTTCAAGTTCTGAGACATCTTGAATGCACACAGTTCTGAATCTCCGCATAATTTACATTCTTTAGTGGATAAATCATACCCAATACCAAAGCATGGGTCTCCATTACTTCCCAATTGAGAGATATCCAAGGGTGTTAGGATATCCTGCTTGGTTAAATCAGGAAGTTGTTGTTTTTTCTTTGCCATAATTAATCATCTATTCTTTTTTCTGTTAGTCTTATGACTGAATCTCCAATCTTCAATTCCGACTCATAAAGTGGTAAGTAGGAATGTCCAATTGCATTTATAAATAGTTTCCTGATATCACCCAAGTGTTGTGAGTAACGAGTGTCAGTATAAGTTAATACCCTAACTTGCAGTCCTGAACAGAAAGATAAATCAAAATATACTTTATACTCATTGGGTATTACCTGAGTAGATTGTATATCTGATATCCATACCAGGGTAGTACAGTTAAAAACATGGAGATGAGTTTGTTCCTCTCCGATTATCTTATCAATGAATTTCTTATATAACTTAGTAATCATAACTTTTGAGTGTTACATTTTGATATTTACAATGAGGACAAGTCCAATCCTTAGTATGCCAAGGACCTCTTAAATCCTTTATATCGCTTTCCTTGAATTTCTTCTTGCAATGATGACATTTGTATTTATATACATCGTAATCATACTGAGATGAATAGAGATAAAGTATTCCGATTATCACTCCCAGTACTGTTAGTATTAGTAGTAAGTATTCCATATCTTTTAATTTAATGATTAATAATGCCCTATATCCCTCTATTAGATTAATTACTTCCTCCTACCGGAAAAAGTAATTATCCATAGTACTTAATAGAACAGATTAAGTAAGGTATTCTCATAAAGAATGAATAGGATGATTCTTCCATATCTTCTCTAACAGAATAACTTTCAATTCTTGTTTTTGATAATACTGCTTCCTATGTTTACCATGCCTATTAAGATAAGGACCTGGATAATGTAAGTCATCAAGATAAACCTTTTTCTTTGAGGAATCTGTTCTAACCAAACGACCAAGGAACTGAATAGATTTTTCCTGGCTATCCATTGATGCTGCATTAAGTAAATACCTAAGCTTAGGGAAGTTTTTACCTCGAGCAATGATTGTAGTTGATACCAGGATATCAATCTTGCCTTCCCTAAAATCTTTCATTATTTGTTGTCTTATCTTTGAAGGAGTATCTACATGCACACAGGCAATATTATATTTACTTCCTAGCTTCTTTTTAAAGTATTTGCATAATTTCTCACAGTGTGCAATAAATTTACATACTACGAGTGCAGGATATCTACCTTGTTTAATATTCCATTTAAGTCTGTCATAAACCATCTTTCTGGCATATTTATTGAAGGTAATAGAATCATCATATACTTCTTTATAAGATACTTCTTCTGATTCCCAATTACCATACCAAGGTTTACTTGGTACCATCTTTACGATTGTACGAGTTGAATAACCTTTCTTGATAGAGTCCTTAAGTTTAAACTCTGCAAGTACTTTACCAAAGAATACTTCAAGATTCATATTCTTTACTTTGTCTTTTGCAAGCTTACTCATATAAATGGTACCAGATAATCCTATACGAACTCTGGTATTAAATAAACGAGTAAGTACATTTTGATATTGCTTACTACCTGCTTGGTCAGCCTCATCTACCAAAACCATATCTACCTTTGCTAATTCATTCTGATAGAATCTCATGTTACGAGAAATAGATTGAACCATGCCAATTGTAAAGTTACTCCAATTTAATACTTTACCTTGAACAAATGTAATCTGTTCTCCTGGTAGGTATTTCTTAAATTCATCTCTAGCTTGATTCAACCAGTCAGAGTCATTAGTTATTAGCAAAGTCTTTAACTGCTTCTTATAGGATAAATAAAGAGACGACATGATAAGTGTGTTATGAGATATGAATCCATTAGATAGGTAATTATGATACTTAGGTATCTCCATATCATAACATGGGTATTTATCTAAGATTTCTATCTTATCTATTTTATCCCAATAACAATTACTAGAAATATTTAGTAATTCTGTAGCTTTATCATTATTAGAGCCTAAGAATTCTACTAAGCAATTAAAAGCAGTTAAAGTTAATCTATTATGATGACTTACCTGTGTACTTATAACTCTACCATAGGTTTTTCTAAACTTACCTTTTTCTTTCCAAGAAAGCTTATCATAAAGTTCTTTAGCAAAATTACTAAAAGGTAGTTTATTACTGTAGTTATTCCGTTGAGAATTGCTAGGAATACATTTTCTTTCAATCCTCATGGGTATTATTTCTAGAAACTCATCATAAAATTCGCTATGAATAGTTATTCTATAAGCTATACTCCCTTTACCATTACATGAAGTCTTCTTGGGTTTAAGACAACAAGCTATTCCTAAAGATAATAAAGCTTGTTGTACTCTACGAGCATTTTCAAGATTTACAGTAGTAAAAGATAAGGATCTTCTACCATGAGATGATGAATTATGCCCATCTGTATCAAATAAACCTGCTATATAATTCCTTAAGTCATCATAAGAAGCCTGAAGAATCTTATCGGGTATGTACTTTTCATGGGCAGTACCAATTAATTCTGGATATTCCTCTTGAAGTAGTTTAGCAAAATTAGTATCGGATTTAGATATATGAAAACCTTTAAATCTTTTGTGGGGTTTTATTTCTACAGGAGTTTTACAGATTTCATCCATAGTAGCTTTAACTACTTCGGCTACTTCTATATCTTGACCTGATATAGATATGTTTATTTGATTTTTAGAAACTTGATGAATATGACCATCTCCGGATAAAGCTCCCAAAGTATAGCTAAGGTTTTTACCTATGGTATTTTTAGAATGAGTATATTCTAAGGAGATAGGTAAACAATCCCCTTTCTTTAAATCCTTGACATATACCCATTGTAGATTATCTCCATAATAAGTATATAATCTGTGATTTTCATATCCACAGATTAGAGTATAACCCTGAGAAGTAGTTATCTTTACTACCTTAATCTCATTATAAACTCCTGCATTGGGTTTTACTAATACACCTTCTTTAGTAAGGACTTTACCTTTATATCGTATCTTACCTGTTTCAGAAACGATTTTTTCTATAGGTAATAACCCATCCTCAGTATGTATTAGGGTACCCTTACCGGTGCATTTACCTGCATTTACTGTATAATCTAATACCCCAATCTGAAAAGGTGTTTCACCTAGTTTATTAGATAAGATTGCCTTAACAGCTTTCTCTTGTTCGGGTCTTAATTTATACTTACCTATCTGAGTTACAACTTTACTGACTTTAGGTAAAGGTTGTCTCATATCTACTATGATAGGCTTAATTCCATACTCAATACACTTTTCATATACTGCAGGAAGTAAACCTATCTTAAATTCACCATGCTTATTAATATAATGAATCTTGCCGTCCCAGTTCTGCATACCTCTTTGCCTTGTACGTAAGTAGAAAGCATTTGGGTGACGAATGGCAAACTCTGCATAGAGTTTCTGTGCGAACTTAAGAGGTAAGTCAAGTTCACACATATTCCCATTCTGTATAATTATCCTACTCATTTGATAATTACAGTTACACCTTTCTTAGTAGAATCATCTACTCCCATAGCTTCCTTGATAAGCTTAATGTGATGTTCTTCATCGGCAATTAACTTATTCAACAAATACATCACATCATCATAATCAGCCCGTTCACTATATAAGGCTAGACTATTCATAATTTTCTTATAATTGCCAATGGTCTCTATCTCAGAGTTCCAGGCAATCTTCAAAGCACTTTCAGGAGAAAAACCTATTTCCACTTTAGGATAGATATCCATAACAGAATCCTGTTCATGAGGGTCTGCTTTCTGTAAGAAATCCGATAACTTGTCGTAATGTCTCATTTCTACCAAACCAATACCAAGCATTAGCTCTGCAATGGGTTCAAACCTTGACGACTGTTGAGTATACATAAGGATAGCACTAATCTCAGAGAAAGGTTTATCCTTTAGTGCATCCTTGAACATATTAACAATATCCTCTGGCCAAGGTTCGATATCCTTGAAATCAGGATAATCTACCGACTGGTCCGAATACTTGAGGACATCAATAAAAGCATTAGCTGCATCCTCTACTCTGTTACCTAAAAATTTTAAAGCTTTCATAACGTTATGTTTTTAATTATTAATTTTCTCCCAGAGTGAGCCTTCAACTTGAGGTTCCTCTAAGGATTTTTTATTCTTATTCTTATATAAATACTTATTATACCTTTCTACTGCTTTATCAGTATATAATTGAGCAATATCGGGTAGACCATTACACCATGCTAAGGATTCAAACTGAGCATCTATGAAATCCTTATAATCCCAACCTTCTTCCTCTAGGAATGCTGCTACATAAGCGAAGTGAACATACTTCTCAGGATTCTTTTCATAGGATTCATATATACCAGTTGCTTTAGCAATCTTACTTACAAAGTAATCATGTACCTTAGCAGTGAGTTCTAAATCTGCTGACTGTAATTTAATCTCGGCTTCTGTTTGATTAGTAATGTTATCCTGCATGGATATTAACCTTTGCATAACATTACGATAATCAGTCATCCTCTTTAAACCAGTCTCAATGTATTTAATAAATCCTTCTCGGGTATCAAATTTAAAATCCTCACAAAAGGTATTACATATCTCAGCAAGCTTTTTACATAAAGCCCATTCCCTTGTATTACTTTCGTTTATTTTACGAACTCCTCTATGCTTAAGCTTTATACGAGTAGCATATAATATATCGGCAACAAGGGAAGCATTACCCTTAGATGCTAGTAATATGTTAGTTACTTTCTTAGTTGTCCCTTTATTAGAAACAACCACTGCTCTAGTATTTATTGCCTCTTTTCGTGCAATAACAAAAAAAGCCTCAACTGGGAAGTTATCTACCTCTAAGGTATTTAATATTTCCTCAAATTGAGACTTAGTAATGTGAATACTGGGTTCTCTCATTTTACTCTATTACAAACTAAAACACCATTAATACAACCCTCGTTATTATCTATTGGGCATTTCTTCCCATAAAGGTTTTTAGTGGGAGAACCAAATGATACATAATATGAACCTCTATTGGTACCTACATACCAAGTAACATTTTCGGGTAAGTTTAAAGTATAATCCCTAACTTTACCATCAACCATCTCACATCTGAAAACCATATTCTTCCTTGGTTGGGGTTTTTCAAACCAACTTACAACTGGGAAGAAATATCCCATAATTAAAAGAGCAGCCAAAACTATTGAAGTCTTAACTACATAATCGATTATCTTCATCATATCATTAATATTTTAAGTTATATAA